TCAATCTAGCAACTTGTTTTTTATCAGTGCCGCAGGGAGCATTGTTTAAGCAAATGAGAATACATTCCTCATCGCTTATTGGGTCTCTCTGCCACCATCCATTCTCGTCAATCATTTGTACTCACACTCCACCATAATTTCAGTCATTTGTTGTATCCATTTTCTCTATTAGAAAAGTTTTATCTTTAACTGTCTTATGCCCTATTTTTCCATTTGCAACCCGCAAAGCAGCGGAACAACAAACATTAACATCTCTACACCATTTTGTCAAATTTTTAATTATAAAACTTTCCCCCGTCTTTAAGTTAGTTATTTTATAACTCTTGGAAATAGAGTATTCCATATTATATTGTCTATCACACCATTCTAAATTATCAGCATGATTGTTAGATTTATCCTCATCAATATGATTTACTTCATTATGATTATTTGGATTTGGTACAAACAGTTGTGCTATAAATCGATGATGTAAACACTGTATTCTGGTGCCATCATCATTAAATCCAAAACCAAGAAGATAATACGAATTATTAGATTTTTGTAATATTGGTTTTAATGGTCTAATTTTACCATATGCTCCCTTAGAACTAAAAACTTTACCATCTATGGTTCCATAATACCCAGGATAATCTGGATGTTCAACCAAACCATTCTCTTCAATAAAAATTAAATTTTCTTTTCTAGTTTCTTCTCTAAGTTTTTTTGTTCTTAATCTTTGATATTCTCTTTTAGCGGACAGGATTTCCGGTGTCTTTGAATTTGCAAGAATTCTTTCTCTATTTTTAAGATACCATTGTCTATTGTATTCTTTTTTATTCCTGCTCATTTGAATTCACACTCCACCATGATTTCAGTCATCGCCGCCAGAAGATTAATCTCTTGGTCGGCAACGAAGGCAGATTGATACTGATACTTAGCAACAATGAGGACAGCAGCAGCAATGCTAGGACCGTCCAGAACTTCGTAAAGAGCATCATAAACACGACGCAGTAGTACATTAGGATCATTGTCCAGATTACTGACGATCCACTTACGTACTTCAGTAAAGTTCTTTTCCTTAAGGTTCTTAATGAGATCATTTACTGCGATATCCCCAAACGACGCAAGGATTCCCGAATCAATCTTTCCAGCCACGGAGTATCGCTGACACTCGTTGAGGACTCGTCTCCAGTCGGGGAAGTGCTTGCTGATGAGCTCAACAAGTACTTTTGGTTCGTATTGTACTCCTTCTCCTTCGAGTATTTCTCGAAGTCGAGCGAAGAAACCGTTGGCAATTGTTGCTCGTTCTTTTCCTTTAATTCCGAACTCAACCACTGTGCAACGGGAATGAAGTGGTTCGAGGATTTTGTTTTTGTAGTTGCAGGTGAAGATGAATCTGCAGTTTTTAGCAAACTCCTCAATAAACGCCCGTAAGCAGAGTTGTACATCATTGGATGTGTTATCTGCTTCATCAATGATGATGACTTTGTGTTTTGCAGTTGCTTGAAGTGATACGGTCGAAGCGAAGTTCTTCGCATTGTTTCGGACAGTATCCAGGAATCGTCCCTCATCGGACCCATTGATGACATAGTAATCTACTCCCAGTTCATTACATAATGCTTTTGCTACTGTAGTTTTACCAATGCCAGGAGGTCCCGCCAGTAGCATATTTGGAATTTCACCTTTATTTAGAAAGTCCTGAAACATCTTCTTGGTTGCTTCAGGAAGGATGCATTCCTCAATAGTTTTTGGTCGATATTTCTCAACCCAAATAAAATCACTCATTTCAATGGTCTAATAAAAATTTCACTTACAAGGTCTGTTGCACCCATTGCTTCATACATGTAGGTAGCACCAGATCTTGGATTTGTATGTTCTCCACATGTAAAAACATCGCAGACTGCCATTCCGTTCTCTGGCCAAGTGTGAATACTAATGTGACTCTCAGCAAGGAGAGCGACAGCAGTTACACCTTGAGGTTGGAACTTGTGGGACTGAATGCCTAAGAGAGTGCTCTCTGACAGTGTAGCAGCATTAGCAAGGACATTGCGAATGTGTGCTTCATCATCTAACAATCCATATGGACACCCCTTCAGGGTAAAAAGAATGTGTCTCATCATTAGATCCAGTCAGGTTTGCGCTCAGGTTTACGAAGATAGTTGGTTTTCACCCAGGGTTTAGAAGCAATGTATCTCTTGTATGCAGTAAAGGTATCAATACTGTCATCATATTTCCACTCATTAGGCATAGCACGGGAGAAGTTTTCTGCCATGCTGAAGACTGTGATTGCTTCCTCTGTCTTACGGTGAAAAATCTTTTTTGCCTCAAACAGAGCAGGAGCACAAGAGTGAATTTTATTGTATCGATACTGATACTCACTTGCAAGACAACATCCGTGTTGGATCAACCAAGCAGTGTTGTAGATATTCTGTGCTGCCCACTTAGTAGAGGGGTGATTACGAAATGCACCTTTAGCAGTTGCATAGTATCCACCATCCTTCTTAGGGATAGGACCCCAATCATAATACCAGCTAGAGTAAATAATTGCCAGCATTTGGCAGCACTCTAGAGGCATCTTGACAATATGTTTGTCTGGCAATACCTTTGCAGATGCATTAGGGTCTTGATCAGTTGCAAAGATGTTCATAATAAATTAGATAGAATCAACCAAAAGTCGAATCAGGTTCAAGTGCGATGAAGTAAGTCAGGTTGAAGTTGGTATTGACGAATCGTGCCAACAGTTTCTGAGAGATCACAACCTCGTAGGTGCCGGGAAGAATCTTGATATTCTCAACCTTAAAGTTGAAGTTAAACTCTTGATCGGTCTCACCAACGTTGATGGAATACTCATTAGAAGTATCGTTTTTCTTATCACGAACCACCAACTTAACCACTCCTGCTTCACCAACTGCCACCAGGTCGGGGAGTTGATAGACAGCGGATGCTTTCAGCAGAGACTGCAGTTGAGTGCTATCAAGTTTAAAGCACACATCCTCAGTAGGAAGTTGAATAGACTTCTCAGGGGGAGAAACAATAACACTGGGATCAGCAAAGAAGTATTTGGTCTTACGATCCTTACCTTCACGGATAGTCAGGTTAGACTCGTTAGGGAATTCGATAGAAGGATTGTCGTGCAGAGTGACACCATTCAGGAATTGCACCAAGTCATAGATTGCAAAGTCACGGGGGATCTCTTCCTCAATCTCTGCCTCTGCCAGGATGTTCTTCATCACAGACATAGTGCGAAGAGTGTTACCCTTCTTAAAGGCAATAGACTGATTGATAGAAGCAAAGTTCTTCAGCAGGTTGACTGTCTTTTCAGAGAGTTTCATAGGTTCACGGAGTTTCATCATTGTGGGTAAGTT